GGGCGCCTGCCGGCCAAGAATCAAAAAGAAAGAATACAACGGACTCTGCAACCTCGCGTGACTCGTTTTAACACGGCGGTGACCAGCCACTCAATGTTCGAATCGTACTTATGCCCAAATCCGTAAGTCCTACCACGTGGCCAAACAACTTAAATGTCTGCAACCACATTATAACCACACAACAAAACAAAACACCTAATAACCTGATCCGTAATGGGCACGCTATCCGTTTCTCTTCACCCTACCTCGTGGTGTTCCGCGTGGCTGTTATACAACTATTCCATCGGCACGGGTAAGCGGGGATAGTCATGCCCAAACCCTTGATCAAGTGCACTAACCAGTAATCAGTGAAAGCGCTGGCCTACGTGACGAGGATAAAGCTGAAATGCTTTGGTACACAGTTTGGGCTGCGCCCCTAGCAATGGAACCCCCAAATGCAGACCCCAATGTTCTAGCCCCAGTCAGGAGAAATGACCCAATGTCTTTAATAGTGGATTGGTATTGCTGTGATGTGAAAGCTGGGGGTGCTTCTGGAGCCACAGCCAGCCCAGAGCTTACGGCAGGAATCCACTCCACCACAATGGTTAATTCAACGTACCCATTCGCCGTTAGAGTTGTTGTAGTGTCATAAACACAATCAACATTAACTCCAGCAACATAAATGGTGCCTGATCCATACACTACATTGGGACTGCCAATTCCATACGTCTCATCGTACGAAGTTGGTAACCACCTAACCTCATGAGCACTAGAACCATTGGGTGCTCTCTCCAGCAAACCTGCCGCCAACGCCGCTATATCCGCAGGTGTTCCTGAATCCCCCCCTATCTTTGTAAAACCCCCCTCATATCCTACCGCAATCATCCCTGCTCGATTGGCAATGGCACCCGTGGGAACCCACTTTGCACAAGCGGCCACTGGCCTATAACCTCTGAGCACAGATGATGAAAGGAAACTACCCGTAACATTGGTCCCACCAAACGTGGGGGTGGTAGTCCCTCCCGTACTCCCGGCAAAAACATAATAGGGAAGTTGAGATGGTTGAATCTGGTAAGCAAAGTTTCCAACAGTGCTAGAACCAACGGTACCTGTTGAAGTGAAAAATCGGGGTGCTAGGTTAAAAGTGAACCTGGCTAGATATCCACTACCACCGCCAGGGTAAGGGGGAGAGGCAAACGGTGCACCACAGGGATCTCGAACCAACCGGTCATAGGCCTGCATAGCAGCCATGACCTCAGATCTTCTGCGGCGTCTCTGCCGAACAGGTCGTGCACGTCGGGACTGTTGCCTACGCGGTTGTGATTGTTTATTCTTGGCCATATTATCAGTGTCGTACAACTATTCTAAGTAGTAAGCCGATCGGTCAGTGGGCTTGGGTATTATTTGAGTTAAGATTGAATCACTGATAACACGATCCCGCAACTCAGCCTCAAGGATTGTCTGGTGTTCTGGCAAGTAGCCAAATGCTTTGTAAACTGATGCGCGGGCAACATCAACATCCACAACACATTGGCGCCGTTTACTGGCATGGTATTGCCAGCCTCCGGCTTCCTTGCACAGACGGTCTATCACAGCAGCTCTTAAATTACTTCCGAGCATACTGCGGTAGTAAGCGTCAAGTATAGGAATATCCTCATACAAAGCCAACCCGCACACCCCTGTGGCATGTCTAATTTCATCCAAAGACGCCCAGGGTCTATTGTGAAGGTACGTTTCATCATGTTTCAAAGCCTTAGTGATGTTCCTCACCATCATAAATGATGCGTGACCCACCTGCACCGGCTTACACTGACAAAACTCTATACCCTCAAAAAAGTCCACCGGCTCTTCTATCTCCATCTCAAACCCAAAGCGCAGAAAGTGGTCTGAGATCCCGGAAAGTTTCGGCAAATCTTCCCTGTTAATGAAGATCCCACAATCGTCGCCGTCATCAATAAACCTCCAAGGACAATCTAACGTTCTTAGAAAATGCCACATAATCATACACATTAATATGACATTACCCAAAGCCGTATTCATATCCCCAGAGGCACGACACCCTTCCACAACATATTCTATGGTGCCATCCACCATGTTGGCAAATCCCCTTTGGTTTCTTTGCATTGATAACAATCGAGCCAACAATTTACTCCGGTTTATGGTCGTATAGACAGAATGCTCAAACTCAAGAGCCTCGGTACTAACGTGCTGGTCAAACCTAGAAGCATCCATGCCAACAAAACATGGGTCCTTCAAGCTATCCCAGTGCTCGCGTATCACCTTAGCCCTATCCCAAGGTGCATCACATTTCAACACACAATGGTGCCCGAACATTTTGTCTATAGCCCCATATATCAACTTTTCCATGGGTCGAATAAACCTTCCCAACTCGACGTTGAATTCTGGTGACCGGGGCTGAATAAGTCTGGGACATGGATTATTTTTACTACTGGCATTGTAAAGCTCAGCTTTAATGAATGTCTTTAAATAGCCATGCTTGCGATTAACCCCACCACAGGATAACCGTTCAACCGCATGTGAGTAGCGTTTAAACTTCGGGCCTGTGTAATGGTCCCTGAATTGCTCCCGGGTCCACACAGTCGGAAGTGCCACTAACTTGCGTTTGATGCATTTGGCGTACTGGCTCATCTCTAGGAAAGCCCCTGGAGCTGGCCTAGGACATTCAATAAAGCCACCTCTACCATCCTTAACATAGTACAAACGCTCAGTCAATGCTCTGAGTGCAACAGACACTGTATTATTATAACATACAAGGTTATCAGCCACGGCGGTCCCCAGTGAGAAGAACCTCCGTGGCTTTATAATTCCGCCCATCTTCCTGATAACGATGTTAGGGTGAGTAAGCTTCACCACGGCTTCACACCCAACACCAAGACGCCGGAACCACTAGCAGGCTGTTTCAGTAGCCTCCCTCCATGTACCCCTCATTAACGTTGCAAATAATGAAGCTTGCAACTCACGCTTGTCCCTCACGAACACCATTTCTAAGGCTAAGGGCAACAGGTTAACAGCAACACTCTTACGGACATTGTTTTCATCCAGCAACGTCCTAATGTGATCTGCTGCCACAAGCAAATTTGCCTTTGTGCGTGTAGGATAACTCATCCGTGCACGCACTTGACGCGAATACCTGTATGCAGCATGTAAAGGTAAATTAGGGGCTATGGTTACGGCCTGATCAAATAGTGCTGCCAGCTCTAATTGATCGTCCATAACGTCCAATGTTGCCATCACCTCTCTAGCTTTTCTCCCCGCCTTTTCCACGTGTTCTTCAAAAGTCTTCTTAGCGTCAGCCCTCGCTTTCTTAAATCCGTCATCCTCACCAACCCACCACAGGTATGCTCGTCTAGCAGCATAAGGCAGTGCAGTGGCGGTCAATCCAACTGCACACCCAATCATTGCCCACTTAAATCTGTCGTTCGTCATGCTGCTCTGATTGAATGCCGGGATTAACATACCCAGCGGGTGTCCTCCTACCATAGGTCCCCACAGGACTTACGTTTGTGCAAAAGATGATAGGATGAATGGTGAGACGCAAAGTATGAAATATGTCTTTGGATCACCTCCTCCTTGCGAGAGTGGGGCATGCCAAGGTCAACCAATCCCGACAATTGGTTGCCCGTGATCCTAACGTCAATGGGAACCAGATGATCAATTCGTGCAAACTCACGAAAAGCACCAATAATATTGGTGGACTCACT